AACAAATACCCAGTAAACCTGTGGATATTGATACGAATGAAGAGGCGAGACGAAAGTGGAGGAAGCTCGCCGCTAGGATTCATTACGAGAATGAATCGGAAGAGTCTAGGCGTATACAAGTTGCGCAAGTACTGTGGATGGCTAAGAAGTTCAAAGATGAGACCATATTCATGCCTTGGTACATGGACTTTAGGGGCCGAATGTACCCTAGACCTTATGGTCTGCAACCCCAAGGCCCAGACTGGTCTCGCTCCTTACTGATGTTTGCCGAGAGTACGCCGATGACCAGCAATGGAGAGAAATGGTTAGCGATTCACGGGGCAAATTGCTACGGGAAAGATAGGTTGAGTTTTGATGACCGGATAAATTGGGTCATGAAACAGGAACCGTGGATACGAAATATTGCTAATGATCCCGAAGGAGCATTAGCGGAATGGGGGACGGTTTCAGAACCTTGGGCTTTTCTAGCATTCTGTTTGGAATGGGACTCGTACAGAAAGAACGGTTCCGCTCATAAAACCAGTCTTCCCTGCGCCATAGATGGCTCTTCTAACGGTCTTCAAATCCTTTCCCTTATTATGCGTGATCCTGTGGGAGCAGCAGCGACAAATGTCATCTCAACAGGACGAGATCAACCCGAAGATATTTATCAAAACGTAGCTGACGCTATTGTGGTCCGTTTGAAAGACCTTACTGATCACCCTTTAGCTAGGAAATGGATGGAGTTTGGGATCGATAGGTCGTGCGCAAAACGCCCAACGATGATTGTCCCGTATTCAGGGACATTGTTTGCCGTGCAAGAGTACACCATCGCTTGGTTCCGAGATGAACTGAAGTCGAGAAAGTGTGAGAACCCCTTTGGATGGGAGGAAATCTATGAGCCTTGCGTCTTCCTATCTAGAATGATTTGGGAAGCGTTAGGAGACATCATTGGGGAAGCTCGCAGAGCGATGACATGGTTTAAGGAGTGCAGCGATGTCTGCATGGAAAACTCTGTGCCATTGAGATGGACAACTCCTACTGATTTTCTTGTTAAACAAAATTATGAAACTTGGCAAAACCAAACCGTTAAAACGGTCATTGGCGATGTAATTCGTCGTCATAAAATTCATGTTGGGTCAGGTAGATTGTCGAAGGTAAAGAACAGGAACGGAATTGCACCAAATTGGGTACATAGCATTGACGCAGCAATCGCTCAAAAATCAATCCTGTCTTGCCGAGATAGCGGTATTAAATCAATGAACATTATTCATGATGCCTTTTGGACTACCGCTCCTGAAATGCCGATTATGAGAGAGTCTCTTTCAGAAAATGTGGTTGAGATTTTCAGTGTAGATTTGCTAAAGGATTTTAAGACAGAGTTATCGAAATATTTGCCGAACGGGGTGGACCTTCCTGATCCACCTTCTGGCGGCGATTTAGATATTAATCGAGTGCGTGACTCGAAGTACTTTTTTTCTTAGGAGAGTGTTATGAAATTGGTTACTCCCGAAGGCACGGCGGTTTATCCTCATTTGAACGAACCGGATACTAAGTTCAATGCTGATGGGGAATATTCCACTAAATTGTCGGTTTCATCTGAGACTGCTAATTCGTTAATTGAGGCTCTTGAGAGTTTTTATGAGGAGGCTTACAAAGACCACTGCAAAGAGCAGAACAAGCAGAAACTTAAGAAGCACAATCATCCTTGGACTGAAGAGACTGATGAGGATGGTAATGATACTGGGAATGTGGTCTTTAAGTTCAAGATGAAAGCGAAGACGAGAACAGGAATCGTGATGCGTCCTATCCTAGTGGACTCTGAGACAAAGCCTTTAGAAAACAGAATCGGATCAGGTTCTAAACTCAAAGTCTCTTTTGAGGCACGTTCTTGGTACGTCCCTGCTTTGGGTGTCGGAGTCACGTTAAGACTTCGGGGCGTGCAGGTGATCAATCTCGTCGAATGGACTGGCGGATCGTCCGTAGAATCTCTGGGATTCAGTAAAGAGCAGGGATTCGTGTCTGAGACGGTAGTGGAATCAGAAGAGTTCCAAAAGGAAACGTCCGACAGTTCTGACTTTTAATAGTTGTTTGGTGACTTAAATGTTTCATCTTTTCCTTCCATGCAATCCTGTGCCAGCGAGTCGCCCGCGCGTGACAAGATGGGGGACGTTCTACGGCAAGCGGCACTCGGCTTTTCGCTCTGAGGTTTCGACACTATTAGTTAACATGCGGGATAGTGGCACTCTTCCCGATCCCTTATTGAGCGGAAGGCTGATTGCATGGGTTCTCTTTGAAGTACAGCGACCGAAAACCTCTAAGCTACTTTTGCCTAGAGGTGATATAGACAATTATTCCAAGATTCTGTTTGACTGCTGTACGAAAGCTATTTGGGAAGATGATGTTCAGATTGAAATAATGTCTGCTAGAAAGATATGGTCGAATGGCGACGGAAAAATTAATCTTTGGGTTAAAGGAATTACCGATGAAACTGAAAGCTGAAAGTATTACAGGAACTCAGAATTCACAAGTTCTTTCTCATTTGCAAGAACGGGGAAGTATTACCCCTCTAGAGGCTCTTATTGTCTACAGAATATTCCGCCTTGCCGCTAGGGTTTACGATTTAAGGGTAAAGGGTTGGAATATAGAGACGAGAATAAAGAGAGACCGAACAGGCAAGACGTATGCTCAATACAGACTCAAGTGAATTCGTAGCGCACGAACCCTGCCCATCTTGTGGTAGCCGAGACAATTTAGCCAGATATTCGGATGGTCATGGCTATTGTTTCGGTTGCCAGCATTACGACTACGGTCCCAATGCTGCGCCAGCAGAAAGAAGAAGAACATTGGAAACGATTAAAGTTGAGTATCAGCCTCTAGTGAAGAGGGGGATAACGGAAGAGACCTGTAGAAAATTTGGATACGGTGTCGGAACATTCAATAAGGAGTTTGTTCAGGTCGCTCAGTATCGGAATGCGGAAGGAGCAGTTACGGCTCAGAAGGTGCGGACTAAAGATAAGAATTTTCACATCTTAGGGGATGGAAAAAATCTAAACTTATGGGGCCAAAACTTATGGGCGGATGGGGGGCGGATGGTTGTCATAACAGAGGGAGAAATAGACGCTCTTAGTGTCTCCCAAATTCAAGGGAACAAGTGGCCTGTTGTTTCTTTAAGTACTGGTGCGGCAGGGGCAGTTAAAAACATTAAGAATTCCTTAGAGTGGCTAGAGGAATACGAGTCAGTAATCTTCATGTTTGACATGGATGAACCGGGCCAGAAAGCCGCAGTAGATTGCTCCATGTTACTGTCTCCCGGAAAAGCCAAAATCGCCTCTCTTCCCCTTAAAGACCCTAATGAAATGCTCACCCAGAGCAGAGAGAAAGAAGTCGTTTCTGCTGTGTGGAACGCGAAGGTGTACCGTCCTGACGGTGTTATTGTCGGTGAGGATATGTGGGATCGGATTAGCGAAGATAGCCAGAACGACTCCGTTGAGTACCCTTGGGCGGGGCTGAATGAGAAGACTTACGGTATCCGTCAGGGTGAAGTAGTAACCATTTGCTCTGGGACTGGCCAAGGTAAGTCAAGTGTTTGTAGAGAGTGGCAGCATTGGCTCTTGATGAAGGGTTTTAAGGTAGGCATTATTGCCTTGGAAGAGAACATTTGTCATTCGGCTCAATCTCTAATGGGAATCCAATTGAATTGCTCTCCCCATAAGTGGAATGAGCGAGAGATTGATGACGAACAAAAGAAGAAAGCTTTTGAAGAGACTGTTGGGAACGGCAATTGTATCCTGTATGACCACTGGGGGTCGCTTGATTCTGGGAACTTACTGAACAAAGTTCGCTACATGGCCAGAGGCATGGGATGCAATTACTTATTCATTGATCATTTAAGCATTGTTATTTCAGGCTTAGGTGAAGGAGATGAGAGACGGTTAATAGACAACTTAATGACTAAACTCAGGTCTCTTGTAGAGGAGCTTGGTATTTCCCTATTTATCGTATCTCACTTGAAGAGACCGGAAGGTCGCGCCCATGAAGAGGGCAGTGTCGTGTCTCTCTCGCATCTCAGAGGTAGCGGAAGCATCGCACATTTATCAGATATGGTTATAGCTTTAGAAAGGAATCAGCAAGACGAAGAAGAGCGTCATGTGACAACGATAAGAGTCCTAAAGAACCGATATAGCGGAGATACGGGAGTAGCTTGTCGCGTCCGCTATAACACAGAGACAGGAAGACTCTCTGAAATAGGTGGCCCAACAGAAGATGCCGATTCAACTTCCTTTTAATAGGAAAGGATAGGAAGATGACCCCCACGATATTTGATATAGAAACTAATGGAATTAAAGACTTCAGGTTCTTAACTGACTTAAAGAAAATCCATTGTTTAATAACTCGTCATAAAAACGATGTTAAGATTTGGACAGGCTCTGCCATAAAGGATGGATTAGCCTTCTTAGCTCTGCAAGATGTTATCGTTGGTCACAACTCCATTTCGTTTGATATTCCCGCCATTAAAAAGCTATACCCGGAATGGGAACCGAAGGGTTGCGTTAGAGACTCTCTAGTCATGGCTCGATTAGCTTGGTCAGACCAGAAGGAAAGAGATTACCGAAATGCTGATCTGCCTAAGAACTTAATCGGTTCTCATTCCCTAAAGGCATGGGGCTACAGGCTAGGGGAGCATAAAGGTGACTATTCGGGCGGTTGGGATGATCTAAATGAAGACATGATTAAGTATTGTGAACAGGACACATTAGTTACTCAAAGGCTCTATTTAGCCGCTAGTAAGAAGTTAGGGGAATGTAAGGCTACAGCATTAGAGCATTCCTTTCATGAAATTCTTTGCCAACAGGAGCGCAATGGTTTTGCTTTCAATACAAAGGCGGCAGCAGAACTGTATGCAACTCTCAGTGGACTCAGGGCTGATCTTAAGTCGCAATTGTCGAAGGTATACCCTGCTCAAACAGAGCGGATGAAGATGCCTCAGTACTGGGTAGCCGAGGACCGCAGGTTTAAGACGAAAGGGGAAGCGAAGAAAGCTGGATTTCGAGACAAGCAAATAAAGAGAGGACCAAATAGGACTAAAGTTGTCCCATTTAACCCAGATTCCCGTTTGCAGATATCACAGGTTTTGATGGAGCATCATGACTGGGAACCCACTGTATTCACCCCTAATGGGCAACCCCAAGTCGATGAGACGATATTGAAGTCCTTGGAGATACCGGAAGCTGACCTCCTTGTTCGCTATCTGACGCTC